AGTCTCCTCAAGAAACTTCCTTAAAGTATTTAAAAAGTGCCAAGTACCACCTACGTGTTCTCCTTTGTTAAAGAAATCCTTAACACCGTGAAATCCAATTTTTAATAGGTTGTTTCCGTCAACCAATAAGGTTTTAGTCATTTAATTCTTCGTTTGTCTGGTTTGACAATACTTGTTCTTGTGTTGTGATATAATCACTAAAAAATTCACTAAAGATTGCCTCCATAACTGGAACACAAATAGAGTTTCCGGCCAACGAAACATGTCCTTTTGTTGATAATGATGTTGTTAATAACTTATCAATATCTTCTTCGTGTACACCCATAAATCTATAACCTTCTCTGGCAGTGATATTTCTTACTCTACCATCTTCTGTCATAATCTGTGGTGATCCACTTGTTGTAAGACAAGGTGAGCAACCGTCAATAGAATAGATTCTTCTTGATTGATCATATTTAACATCATCTCTTCTTGCAGTAAGTTTACAAATTGTATTACCTTTTGGTTGATGTGGTGTGTATGGGCAATTGATAAATAATTCCTGATCCTGTGTGTCTTCAATAAAAGGTCTCATAGGAACTCTTGTTTTTTTATGATTATCAACACTCATCATTTTTTCTTTCACCTCATCAATACTACTATTTAGAACTGAAACCATAAAAACTCTTTCTCTATTTTGTGGGCAACCGAAATCAGCACCATTTAGAACTCTCCAAAAAGAACTATACCCAAGACCTCTTAAGAAATAGATATGTTTTTTAAAGTTTTCGTAATGGTTTTTTGAAACCAAATTTTTAACGTTCTCCATTAATAGATATTTTGGTCTATTAGCCGATAATAATCTTTCAACGTCAAATAGTAATCCACTTCTTGTTCCTTCTTTAATACCTCTTTGTACTCCAGAAATTGAAATGTCTTGACAAGGAAAAGAATATGTTAATAAGTCACACCCCAGAAAATTATTTTCGTTAATTTTTGTTATATCACCTAAATTACCATTTGTTGTTGTGTGTAGTACATCATAACACTCATTTGCTTGTTTGAAAATGTCACAATTAGCAACGTTTTCATAATCAACACCAATATATTTAAGTGCTAATTCTTGTGTTCCGTAACCGGAAAATAATGAAATGACTTTTAACTTATTCTTGTTCATATACTTTTTCTTCTTTTAAATCAAATTCACCGTCAACACCAATAATATTTTTCCAATATTCAGCTTGTTCACTCTTATAGGTCTCAATAGATTTCTTTTCTTCAGTTGAGTCTTTTCCTGGTAAAAACCCGTGAGGTGTTACAATAATTTTACCATCTTCAAATCCAAGTCCGTTAATGTGATTTTTCATAACCGATACTTTTGTTCTTGACGCAAATTTAACAGTTCTTTTATCTTTAGTTGCTGTGATTTTTGTTGTGCCGGCACCTTTTTGATTTCCAAATAAGAAAACCAAAGATGAATTTAACCAGATTGCTTCACCACCTTTAGCTTTAATTTTTGGTTGTCCAAATGGATTATCCGGTAATTCAACCCAAGGTTGGTTTACAATGATCAATGTGTTTTCAAATTTAGAATCTGCTTTACGTGAACCTGAAATACGTTGATTAATACCCATTCCAATCTTGTCGGCTAAAACACTTGCATTGTGTTGTTTACCACCTTTGCCTTCGTAAGTCATTTTACAAGGAACTGAACCAACAGAATCCCACATAATACACAATGAATAATCTAGTTCACCTTTTTCTTGTGCATCTAACAATTCATTAATATATTCTGTAATTTGTTCAATATAACTAAAATTATTGTTAAATAAAAAGAATCCATCCCAAGTTAATTCACCAGTTTCTTCATCAACAACCTCTTCACATTCAAAACCCATAAGTTTTGAGTGATCAAAACTCCATTTTTGTTCTGTGATAATGAATACAGGTAGAATATTTTTCTTTTGGGCGTCAACCGCGGTTTTAACCAATGCGGTAGTCTTTCCTGTATCACTATGACCTAAAAACATATTAAAGTGTCCCATTGCTGGTCCGGGAAGTCCTACAGCATCTAAAAATGCCGGTCCTAAATCAAAGTATCTTTGTGGTTTGTATTTTGCGTCCGATGAAAATTTTTTCTTTATCGTACTAAAGTCATTTTTTTTAATTGCCATATTTTCTTTTTTAAAAAGATAAGAAAAAGTGGGTACATTGTATACCAATATACCCACATATTTTTAATAAAATTTAGAACGGTAGTTCTTCATCAATATCATCGTTAGCTTGTGGATCCTCAACCTTTTTTTCAGTTTTAGATTTGTTACCACCCATTACGATTTCACCTTCTGATGAGTTTCCATAGACGTATTTTCCGGCATCAGAATCCCATCTTGGAGTTTCGCCACGAGCAATTGACTCTAAATACTCAACTGGCTTTTTAGAATAAACATCCTCCCAAGTAAGTTCGTCAGAAATCCATTCAGTCATTGTTTCGTCATCTTCGTGAACCAAAGATGGATCATCATACATAACAGTTTGGATTACAGTGTAGAAAGCACCTTTTGGTGTTTTTGCTTTTGTAAGTTCAAGAATAAGGTCTCGCCCTTTTTCAGCGTCAGCAACGTCACCTTTTGCTTTATAGATAGGAATAATTTTATCAAAAATTCCTTCTTGCTTGTAGTTGTGTTTAAATCGCCAAAATTTTGGTCCGTCTTGTTCGTTATCACGATCAATTATTTTAACAATATAAAACTTACGAGGTTTATATTGTTTTGCAAGTTCTTTATCTGACTCACGACCTGTTGACATTAGTTCGTCATAAACTTCACTCAACGGTGAACGTTCGTTGTCATTCTTGGCTGGGTCATAGAACTTTTGCCATTTTCCATCAATAAAAATTTCGTGGAACCAAACTTCTTTGAATGGTGATGATCCGTCCGGTGTAGGTAGAATACGGATTCTTTTTTGTGCTTGCTTTTCGGTGTCTTTAAGTATTGCAGCAAAATACTTTTTCATTCTGTCTTCTTGAGACATTTTTGTTCCGGATGTAAAGTCTCCAGATTTTGAGTTCTCATACTGTGAGAGAACCGCGTCTAAAACATTGTTTGTCGCCATATGTATTTGTTTTTAAAAGTTTACAATAGAAAGTATAATTAAAATTTGTGTCGCAGTCAATAATCGGTTAAAAATTTTGAGAGGAACATTTCTGCCCCTCTTCAAAATTACATAGTATCAGTGTCTTCTTCGTTGTCTTCGTAATCGTTAAAAGAATCTTCAATTTGACCTCTTGAGAATTGCTCAACATCATCTGATGTTAAAACATATTCATTTTTTCCTGAAGCTTCCATATCTTTTTCTTTATCATCAAAAAAATCAGAAAGTTTTTGATTAAAAGGACCTGAATCTAATGTTCTTAACTCTAATTTTTCTTTAGGTGTTTTAGGTCTCATTTTTTCAATTTTACTTTCTAATCCGTCAATTTTTGAAACCAATTGATCCATATCACCTAGTTTTTGTTCTAAGTTTTTAAGTTGGTCAAATAAATTGTTAAAGTATTCTTCTTGTTTTTGTTCTATATTTTTTTGACTGTCAACAAGATCTGTGATTTCAAGTTTTTCTTCATTCTCTTTTTCGTCACCACCAATTTCCTCAACGTCTTTATCAGTCTCAATATCAACTGGAGCTGGAGGTGGGGCTGTTTCTACACCCGGTGCTGCCGCTGGATCAGTTGGGGCTCCTGGTGCTGGTGCTGCCGCTGGATCAACCGGTGCCGCCGCAGGGTCCGCTGCAGGATCTGCAGGTATTGGTGCAAGTGGATCTAAAGCTGTATCTGCCGGTGGTGGAGCGTCTTGCTCCATAATATAGTTGTTAATATTTTTAAATCTTGAGATTTCTTCTAAAATTTTTTTATCTATAGCCATTTTATCCGTTTAATAATTGTTTTATTCCACTTTTAGTTTCTACTTGAATTCTTTTGTTTGTTTTCATTGTGTTGTCAACTCTTTCAATAAGACCATCTTTTTCTCTTACAGTAAAGCAGTCACCGGTATCCAAATCACAAACTTCTTTGAACCCATTTCCAGCATCTTTTTCTGACATTCTTGTATTCTTACCAAGGTAATTGTCCAAAATTAATTTAGTTTTGCTCATAATCTTTTTTTATATAAATATCATTAAGTTAAATAAAATTAAGGATTAAGTGAATTAAAAACGTCTACACCATTACC